CAGCTTTTTCATCTTCTAATTTAGTGATCTCATCAGATTTTTCTTTGATTTTCTTTTCAAGTTCATCCGCTGAATCTTCGACCACTTTTACTTCTTCATCAGTCTCAGCTTCGTCAAGGGCTTTTTCAAGTTCTACTTCTTCATCTTTTAGTTTAGTTTCATCAGCTCGTAAAGCTGTGATTTTTGCTGAGCGTTCTTGAATTTTTTTGTTTAAAATTAATTGTCTTAATGCCATGTTTTTATTCTCTCTTTCAGTTTTGCCTTGCGTGTTTGCAAGTTTCTTTTTTCTAGTTGTTTCATTTGTTCGCTTCGTGCTTCAACTGCTGTATCAGCGTATGCGGGAAAAGTCACAACACTGACTTCAAATAGTTCAATTTCTGTAATTGTCCATTTCGTTGAGCCATCAGCTCTAGTGTCCATTGTTTCATCTAAGATATTAAATCCAAATGAACATTGGTCAATGTCGCCACGCTTAACTCTTTCATAAAGATTGACTGCTTCACTATCGTTTTTATTGATTGTGATTTCACCGTAAAGCCCTTTATCATCAACTGTTAAGCTTAATGTCTGCGACTTTGTACGACCAAGAACTTTAGCTGTGTCATGGTCAGCAAGCGCTCTAATGTCAGTTAAGTCAATATCTTTAAATGCTTTATCAGAAATTTCTTCATAATAATTTTCAAAAAGTTTTGTCTCGCTGTTAAAAACAACAAAGTAACCTTCAATTTTCATTTCATCTGTTTCATTGTTATCAGCTCTTGTTTGTAGTTTGCCAAGCGACCGAACTTGATTTTTTAGATTTCTCATTCGTTTTCACCTCCTTTCTCATCATCATCATTAATGCTGTTTGTTAATTTGCCTTGCTTTGATAAATCCTGCTGTAGCAAGTAGTTTTCAAGCACAATCAAATCATCCATTTCGCTGTCAGGTGCTAGACCTAACCAATTTCTGCCTTCGTTCCGTCTCAAAGTATTAACTTTGACCAATGCCGTTATTGCGTTGACTTGTTCGACAAGGCTGTAATTGTAAAGCGACCGTGGGTTAAATGTGAAATACATATCAGGTTCAACAATCAATCTATTAAGTGTTTGTTGAATAATCTGAGCAATGCTCATGATTTTTGTGTTGATGAAATTGTTCCATTCGTCCTTGCTGTAGCTACCCACGCCCAATACGAATGAGGGTATTCCAAGAATTGATGCAACTGTTTCCTTATCAACTTTCACGCTTTCGTGGATTGCCAAATCTTCAAGTGTCAGTGGCTTAATAGTTTCAAACCTAACTAGACCATCGGGTAACAACAAAGGTTTATTTTTGTCTTTTCGTTTCAAGTATTTTTCTTCAAACTTTTCACGCTCTGCTTCATCCAAATCAGCATCACTATCCACCATCATGATAAGGCTAGGCATGTACTCACTTGACATGAAACTACGCTTAGTTGCGCTTGCTTGTTTTAAATTGTGTGTGACATCGTTCAAATTGACCTTGTAACTCGTTCCCATAAAACTTAAATTTTCATCAGGATTCAACACAAAATGTAGCAAATCTTCGGGTGCATAATCTTTGTTTTTGTATTTAATAACATAATCAAATTCATCTTCAGCGTCATGATAAAATCGAATTTTGTTGTTCGGTAGTGGTCTAAGCTCTTTAATAGCACCGCTTCTAGTAATCGGCATTACAACTGCATCACCATTAATCAGCATTGATTTAACAATCCAGAAAATGAAAGATTTTCTCGTTTGATAAGCATTCGGTGCAATATCAACAAGTCTGCTGATTTCGTTTTTAACTCTTGTATCTCCATTATCGCCATTTTTCATAAGCTGAATTGTCATATTGCTGACTAAATCTGCGATTGTATTTACGGCTGTTACGACTTCGGGTGAATCTGATAGCTTTGTATAGCCACTTACCAAGATATTTTCAGTGTCGGTTGACATAAAATAACCTATTTTGTTGTTAGTCTGTGGCTCTGTTGAGCGTTTAAAATAATCTCTAATTCCCATTTTTTCTTTCTCACCTCCTTTAATCTAAAATATTTTTGACTTTTGCTTTGCTTTCCATATCTTCAAGCATTGCCACTGCACCAAAAGTGCTTGCATCAAACAAATCAATCTTCATGTTTTTGCTGATTTTCCTCATTCTTAACCATCCGTTGTAAAGTTCTTCTGCTTTAACATTGCTCACACAGTACTCGTAAGACCTGTTATGTAAATAATAAAACTCACCATTTTTCACTTTGTTTTCTATTCTGCGAATGCCGATAGTTTTGATTGAAGGCAACTGTGACGCATCCTTTAATTTGAATTTTTCAGCTCTCATAACAATTGCAAATTCGGTAGCTGATTTTTTGTCAAAGTTTACTTGTTTTATTCTAAATCCCATTTTTTTCATCATGACAAACCAACCTGCTATATCGCTAGGCTGAACAACATCAGTATTACTAAGCGTTGCCCATCCTTCTTCTTGCCATTCCTGCAATGGCATGTTAGATTCCTGAGCTTTGGCAATTGCTAATGATAAAGGAAAATAAGCTTGACTAATTACAATATCAATATCTTTAGTTATCTTGCTGCCGTTTTCGTCTTTAGTTTTATATTTGTAGTTTGCGTATAACCCACTAGCTGATAAATCGTGTAAGACTGATAAGTCTGCGTAACCATACCAGTTTAAATTTAACTTCAATAAATCGTCTATACTCCAGTCATATAAACTATCTGAGTATTTAAATTCATCAATGTCAAAGAATGTTTCTGAACTTGTCGTGAATACATTAAGTGTTTTATTTTTAAATTCGTTGCGTGTTCCCTCGTCTGAATCAATTGCAATTTTTGCATCATTGACTAATAAATCTAAACTTACTGTTTCGCCTGCTGAGGGATTCACTGCTTCAATCAATTCGGGATCATCTATGTCTGTGATTTCGCCTGTGATTGGGTTTAAAAAGTTACCTTTGTTGTCTCTGCCTGCTGTGCATAAATAAATGAAATATCTATCATACTTACTTTCATCTTTGATTGTTTTGTTCAATACTTTTTTCAGCAACTCGACACGCTCGTCCAAAAAACAACCTATGTTGTCGCCTGCTGTTGAAACTGCAAGTAGCATTCTTGAACCTGAATAAGATTTCATCGCATCCTTCATGAGCGTATATCGCTTAGGTCTCTTGAAAGCATGGACTTCATCAGCTATGATCGTATTGGCTATCAGCCCATCCAAGTATTTTTCGTCAGCTCCGATTGCCCTTATTTCTATGTGTCCTTTTCCCAAATCAACATTTATCGAATGTTCTTGATTGTTAGCCCTTAACCGTGGTTTAAACTTTTCTCGATTGTGTTGCAAATTCAAATTATGTTGTATAAAATTAAAACTTACTTTTGCCTGTGATAAGCTATTAGCAACTATATATGTTGTTGCACCTGAATCAGCATCAATCAAACTTTTTGCCCAAGTTAATGACGCAACAAATGTTGTCTTACCACTTTTTCTAGGTAAAAACAAAAGCACTTCTTGATAGCGCCTTATGTTGCTGTTTTTCAAAAAGAAACCGAACAAATTGACTGTAACAAATATTTCCCAGCGTGTTAATTTTATTGGGTTTAACCGTGCACTTTCGCCTGTGATTGTTTCACCTTTTTCTGGGTAAATCGTACCCTCGATTAAATCTATTGCAAAGTCAAATTGATTGGACTTGAAATCTAAATCATCTCTTTCTAAATCATCTAAAAATCTCTGACAAGCTTGTATTTGTTCAACATTAGCAATCTTCTTACCTGTGATTAAATCATTAGCGAATTGTAAAGCTGTTTGAAAATGTGGGCTTTTAATTTCTGATATATCCAAGTACATCACCCACTTTTCAAGCCATCAAATAATTTATTGAAAGGGTCATTATCATTAGTCTTTAGGCTGATTTCGCTGTCTTTGTTCGCTTTTGCGTTCAACATCAATCTATCTGAATAAGTTCCAATGTCTTTGCGCAAATTTTCAAGGGTTGCAAGAATGGGGCTTTTTTTACCATCACTTTTTTCAGTTTGTATCATGACTTGATAACCTGAATCTTCAAATTCTTTTGTTAAAATGTAGTATTGATGTAGCAAATCTGCATAGACTTCAACAAGCTGATTATACTGTTTTTTATAAGTGTTTAGCTCTTTCATATAAGCTATCGTGCGCCTTTTTATTGTGTCTTTTTGCGGTATATTTTTACCTGCCATTTTCTTGCTCCTTTCGTTAAAATTCTACGGAAAAATATTTTCAAACTACCTGAGGTGGGGAAAAGACCCACTTATGCCTTTCTCCCATTACCTTTTCTCGCATCCACATAGGTGGGGGGGCTCACCATAAACTTATTTATTCTTTAAATTTATTTATTTTATTTTTTATTTTTAATATAATTATTAAACTCAACTTTTCTTTTATCTTGATATTCTTTACCAAGTTTCGTTGCTTCATCAGTCACACGGTTGTGCATCTTGTTATGGCATCCATTGCACAAGCTTATCAAGTTCCAATTCTGTAAACCCAGCTCACTATAATCTTCGTAAAAATAAATGTGATGAACTACTTTAGCTTCCTTGCTACGAAAATACCTTCTACAATTCTGACATTCATAGCCATCCCTTTTCAGTATCTTAGCACGCTTAACAGTCCACTTATTATTTTTATAAAAGCTACCGTTCCTTACCCTACTCATTAAAGCTCTAACACTTTCATACGCAAATCCGTCAGCTCTTTAATGAGCGTCTTGTTTGATTCAATCGTTCTATTAAGTTTATCTGAGTTTGCCCATCCAGACAGTACCATTAAAGCACCCATGCCATTTTGCTGATTCAAACCATCAATCTTCTCATCAATAATCTCAATCACATTTTTCAAATTAACTTGTCTATTCATCTCGACTAACTCCTTTAAATAACTACATAAAGTTTACATTTGTAAACAATATAAACAAAAATAAAAGAGAAGCATTTATACTTCTCCTTTTTACGGTATGAAAGACCTAGCAAAATTATCAAAGGGGGTTCTCTATAATTATCTTTCTTCA